CGTAGATGTCGCGGCGATTACCGCTGCTGTTCGCGCCGAACTTGCTGCTAAAGAAACCGCACAGGAACCAACTGAAGCAGATATTACTGCACAAGTTGATAGAGAGATTAACTCTTTCTATTCCAGGTTCCCAGATGCGCGGGTACACGATGCTCTCTTAGGAGCAGTTATTCGTGACCATCCTGACCTCTCTCTTGAGAGTGCTTACTTCCAACTCAAAGACGGCTTCGCACAGAAGAACTTTGATTGGGGTTTATCCCTCGATGACAATGTAAAAGCTGCATCGGGTGCGCCTACTCAAGAGCCCACAAATACCAACACAGGTAAGCCGCTTCCGAGCGGTGGTGGTTCTCCAAACGGTTCAGGTAGTGAACCACTAGAGAAGCACAAAGATGTTGTTATGAGTGAGACACTAGATTACGATGATATTGTTAAATCCGCAATGAGAGAAAACGGATTACAAATCTAGGAGGTTAGAGTGGTACTCGCAACAGTTATCAACGCCACTCTACAGAAGTCGCGTAGGAAGCTGGTTCTTGCATCAATGCGTAGTAATGCGCTTATGGCATGGGCCTTTTCTAACGACCGCGTAGAGTATGAGGATGGTGGTTATCAGATCACTAATCCACTTACCGTTGGTCGCAACCCGAACGTTGCATCGTATGAATACTACGATCAGCTGCCGGTACAGCAGACTAACGAATTTACCACGATCACTTACTTCTGGTCACGTGTTGCTGGTAGCGTTATTATCAGCGATCAGGAAGAAGATGAAAACCGTGGTGAGAGCCAAATCTTTAAGCTTATGAAAGCTAAGATGGACGTTCTCGAAGAGAGCATTAAGGAACAGTTTAGCACATACCTTTATGCTGCTGGTGGTGGTACAGATCCTATTGGTCTTACCTCACTCATCCCTGATGATCCTACTACTGGTACACTTGGTGGTATCAACAGGGCAACTGAAACGCAGTGGCGTACATCGTCGTATGCGTTTGCTGGTGCGCTAAATGCAACTAACATCGAAGAAGCGTTTGACGACATTCTGCTCGATCTTACGCTGAAGTCAGATCGTCCTGATCTGATCCTTGTTGGTCGCAATATCTACCGTCTGTATCGTGCAGCGGTTCGTGATAAGATTGTTCTCAATCTGTCCGAAACGGGTAACGGTAAGCGCATGATGGATTTGGGCTTTACTGGTATTAGTCACCAGAATGTTCCAATTCTGTATGATGAAGATTGTCCTGTTAATAAGGCATACTTCATTAACAGCAAGTACCTTCGCACCCACATTCTCCGTCATGTCAACATGAAAGTTAAGGATCTGTCTGCCCCTTGGGATACAGATGCTGCTGGCTCGCGTGTTGTGTGGCAGGGTAACTTCTGCTTGTGGCGGGCGTACCGTACGCATGGCGTATTGAATAACTAATCAGCTACAGGAGGACATTTGTGGCTAAGAACCTAAAAGCCCGCTACCGCGTTGTTGGTCCTAAGCGTGAAAAAGTAGAGTACACACTGTGTTCCATTGATGATGCTACCGGCTCTCTTCAACAGAAGAAGATGGAAGAAGAAATGGAATGCTACTATGTGTTCTTCCCGCGTGGACACAGCATTCGTGTGACAAGTAAAGAGAAGCTAGTTGAACTCGGCTACCATATCAAACCCCGCGTTGTTGATATGGACACTGGTGATATCATTGATATCGGTGGTGATCTGTACGACTTTGGAGATGGTAGCGCTACAAACGAGAACATCGTGCTCTCTGATGACATTGATGATCCTAAACCTGCAAAGCGTCGAACTGCTGACGCAAACGCATAGGAGTAAGTTAAGATGACTGCACGTATTGGTGTTATGCGTAGCCGTAGGTACAATACGTACGTTCCGGCTTGCGGATATGCCGCCGATGTTGTTCATGCTGCACCTTATCAGGTTGACTTCGGTACGCCAATTGCGGCGGTTGCTGCGGGCATCTTGAATGCAACATCAATTGCAGCGGCGGTTGATACTAACACATTTGTTGCTGATACTGCTGATGCACCATTTGGTCGCAACGTAACTGTTGTGGCTTCAGGTGCAGCAACCAGTAACGTTACCGTGTTTGGTAAGGATTATCTCGGACAGGTTGTGTCTGAGAGCTTTACCCTTAATGGTGCAGCACCTGTTGTTGGTCGTAAAGCGTTTAAGTGGATTGATCGTATTACTGCTGGTATTACTGGCGGTACTACAATCAACGTTGGTTTCGGCGCTCGCGTCGGACTTCCGTATCGTATGGGCCAGGTTCTCTCTGAGATTGGTAACGGCGCTGGTGCTGCTGTTGGTACTCTCACTGCCCCTGATCTTACTGATCCACAGACTGTCTCGACACTTGATCCGCGTGGTCTATATACCCCTACGACCGCGTTGAACGGTACTAACCGTATTCTAG